CCAGGGATGTTTTGCACAATAACAGTATAAAACTGATTGGCCTGGGCCTTATCAACCTTATGAGGGCTGAGAGGTTGGAAATTAGACATACTAATTCTCCTTAAAATAAACGCAGAACTACTAGCAAAGGTGGAGCTTTAATTCCCGCATGGAATCTCCTCAATGATAAAGCAAAAGGCCCCCTTTCGGGGGCCTAAGCTCTACTTCTTTTTAATCTTTTTTACAATCTTCTTATCCATTTTAGTGTCTTCTTCTTGGGACTTAGGCTTCTTATGCTTCTTGTCCATCGCTTCAAACTTCTTCTTTTGGTCCTTATCTAGGCCCTTAGTAGTTTTGGCGTCTTGCTTCTTATCTTTAGCCTCTGTATATTTACCTGAAAAATTTCCCATAGCTGCCATTACATGCCTCTTTTCTTAACCATTGAAGATTTCTTAGCCTTTGAAGGCGCAGATTTCTTAGCAAACTTTTTGTTTGCCGCTTGAATTGTTTTCATGCCGTGCTTGTTCTTTGGGGCTCCACAGCCGCAGGTGGCACACATTACTTCTTCTTCTTTCGTAGGGCAGCGAAGTCAGAGCCTTCTAGCTTGCCGTCTTTGTCTACATCAAGCTTCTTCTGCTTTGGAGACATCTTTTTTGCAGTCTTTTTTGCAGTCTTCTTGCAACCGCCGTTACAGCCTGCCTTTGAACAACCGCATCCACAACCTTTGCACATTATTTTTTACTCGCTTTCGTTGGTTTAGAGACCTTCTTTTTTCCAGAGCCTGCAGGGACGCAGTTCGGAACTTTTTTGCCGCCCTTCATTTTCATGCCTACTTGTACGTAGCCATCCCAACAAGGGTTTGCATCTTTAGCCATTGTTACTCCTACACTTGTGCGTACGCTAAAAATTGAGCGTCATTAACCAGTTCGTCTGGCATTAACTGTAGTAAGTCTAGCGAAATAATCGTATGGCGTTCGGCTATCTGACCCTGCTGTTGGGTACGAACTGGCCTGTAGACCTGGCCTTGCCAAACAAGGCGGTACTTGTTGGCTATGTCTAAGTTGGTCTTAACCTCTCCTCTGGCGTTAAACAGGGTTGGGCTAGCTAGCCTTAGGTCATCAATGTTTAAGACAATTTTTAAAGAATCGGCGTTGTAGAAACCGCGGTCATTTACAGCAGATGTTCCTTGGTTTATCTTTGCGCTAATAATTTTAAGAATAACTGGACCAGTCCACACACGACCAGCGCCTAGAGGCTCTACATCGTAAATAGGGTCTTTAACAGAGGCCGCAGCGTTATATGCCCACCATTCCCCAGTAGTACCCTTAGGATTAGTTGAGTCGGCGGTTATGCCATCGGCAATTTCGTTTAGCTCAAAATCTGTGCTAAATCTTCCGCCTGGGGTATATGCTCTCATTATTCTATTATAAGGGTCGCCTCTTATTTTAAAGGGGCAACCTCAACCCTTTGGGGCGTTGTTTATATGGCTTAACTCTAAGTGATTTATATTAAAATGCTTTGGAAGCGAGCCAACCCACCGAATAGCTTCCGCCAAGTCTTCTGCAGTTAAAGCATTGTCTTTCTTTTCAGTTTGAGTATCTATCGTCCCAGGACAAACTTCTGTTACCTTAATACCATACTCTGGGAACTCCATACGCATGGTGTCTACTAAAGCCATTTCTCCTCGTTTTGCATTACTGTAGTTTCCGCCACCTCTAAACGGCGTTTTACCGCACAGAGATGTTACAAAGATAATAGTTGCAGACTCTGACTTTTTCATAGCAGGGACAAATAGCTGTGACAAGTACATTGGGCCAGACACATTTATGTCGTAGGCCCGTCTAAAGTTATCCATAGTCTCGTTTATAATATGGGTTGGACCAGCCCCACCCCCAGCATTATTAACTAAAAGGTCTAGGGTTATGTCTTTGTACTGTTCATAAAAGCCTTTTATTGCTTTAGCATCTGTGATATCTAGGCTATATACCTCAACATTATCGGATACCAGCTCGGAAACCTTAGATAAATTTCTTGAAACAGCGATGACTTTATAGCCATTTTCAAACAAGAGTTTGACCGTTGCTAGTCCTACGCCTTTACTTGCTCCAGTTACAATTGCCGTTTTCAATTACATACTCTGATTCTTATTAAGCTCCATGTTGTTATGAATCCAGTGACCAGGTATCATATATTTAAACCCAGACTTTACAACGTGTGCGGTATGAAAATATGGTGGAAATGCTGGAAATATGACAACGCTATTTGCTTTTGGCTTTAGCCCAAAATCAATTGCTTTATTTGCAACAGATATGTCATAGTCTAGGTCTACGGCTGGTGCTGACCCTTTAGAAAACCCGTCAGCGCTAGTCCATCCTCCGTCATAATCTTTTAACTGAAAAGAGATTTCGCCGCCTTCACAATCGTCGTTTAAATACATAACTAAAGAGTATCTTAGAGTTTTATCTCCATCTAGCTGGTCAAAATGCGCTCCCATGCCCATTCCAGTATTGTACTTTTTTATGTTAAACGTTGGAAAAAGTCTTGGCTCATCAAAGTCCCCTAAAGAAGAAGCATAGTCTTTGCAAACGTTGTACATTGCAGTCATAACCGCGTCGTATATATACTTACTTTTTTCTGCTACTTCGGCTGACTGCGGCGAAAAGATTGAACTAAGCTGGCTTATTGCATTAATATCAAACGTCTTTGTTTCTCCATAAATAAAAGAGGTATCGTTAGAAGAGGTCCAAAGGTTCCAAACATTTACCCCAGACTCTGGATATTGCTCAAGGGCATCTAGCTCTTTCCAAACTTTTTTAAAAGTATCAAAATCCTCAATAGCATCAGTATAGTAGTAAGCTTTTGGGTCAAGTATTTCTTTATTCATTTGTTTCCCCTTAGTATCTATTCTTTTTATAATGGTCTTTTTCTTTGATAAAGCCAACAAGAACATATCTTATTGGACCTTCTCCTACGTGCTTAACTCCATGCTCATATTGCTCATTGCCTGGAAAAAATAACATAGTCCCTGGCTTAGGTTTTAACTGGATATCAAGGTTTGGAAAAAATAATTCGCCATCTGCGTAATCATCATTAATGTACACAATCGTAGCGTACTTTATAGATGGGTCTGTCTTTTGGTCAGTGTGAGCTTTTAGCTCTACTCCTGGTTGCATTCTTTGAATTGTTGCAAACCCACTTAACATTAATTCTGGGTCAGCGGTCACTACCATTGACTGTGTTCCATCGTACAGTGGCCTATATATATCATGATGCGCTATGTTAAAGTTTTTGTCTTTCCAATTTTGAGTAATTTCAAATTTACCTTCAGCAACTAAATTGTTTACGTCGTCTCTGCCAAACTTTTGCACGCAAAACTTTTTTAAGTTTGAATGGTACTCCACTTCCCAATCTTCTTGAGAAGTACTATTTATAATGTCCCAAAAGGTATTTATCTGGTCTTGTGATAAAAAGTTTTCAACAGAAAATAGCTCTGAAGTAATATCTGTAACTACATATCCTCTATCTATTAACTGTTGTTTAAAGGACTCAATCATTTGCAATGTCCTCTACCTTGTATTTATTTCCATTTGCATCTAGCTTCCACCCCTGCTTAAGCAGCCCTTGCCACTCTGCCCGTTCAATCTCTTGCTGTGCTCTGGTTGCCTTCATTTCTGCAGCCCAAGCGTCCCTTAATTCTTGTGGATAAGCTGATTCTTCTCTGTCATCCCAGAAAGACCCAATGGTGTACCTAACCCCACCTGTGATAAGAGAGACTTCGTGCATGTTGTTGAAGCCTCCGTCAAATACAGCAAGCATTCCAACCTCTGGTTTAATCTCTATGTTTTGTTTTGGGAATCGTAAAAGTCCACCATCAAAATCATCGTTAAGGTATAGAAACCCTGCGTAGCGGCTTCTTGTAAACGCACCTGAGTTACCTTCAGCGTCTGTATTATCAGAGTGAATTCTTGCGTACGCTCCTGGCTCCCACTTTTGTGTGTGATACCCAATTTTACAAATTGTTTTTGGGTCAAGGTCGTGTACGGAAGCAATTGCTTCTGGCATTGTTTTTTCAATATCTGAAAATATAGTCGGAGATAGCCCAGCGTCAATAACCTCTTGGTCGTTGTCTTGTGGCAAAACTGAAGAGTATGACTCGTAAAATGATATGGGCATCCAGGAGAGTTTTTGGTTATGTGCTTGTGCGTCTAAGGCGTTAATCATTTTTTGACAAGTTTCTTTGTCAATAAAGTTTTCATAAATAACAATGTCTTTTGTTAGTCTTTTTTTATTATTTAAGTTCATGGTTTTCTATCCCCTGTATGTTTTGTAATCTCCCAAAAGAAGGGGCATGTAAACCTTAAACCACTTTTGATTTCAGTAACCCCATGGATGTAGTTCTTATCGCCTGGGAAAAAATAAGCAGCGCCCTTTTTAGGTTTAAACTGCACGCCTTGTAGCGGGAAGTATAATTCTCCGCCCTCGTAATCATCATTTAAATAGAACAAACTTGAAAGGTCATAATTTGGAAAGTCATTAGGCGTTCCAGCATCAGGGCCTTCATGCAATTCTTTATCAGCATGGGGCTTTTGAAGCTGTCCAGGAAGCCATTTAACAATAGTTGTACCAGTTGGAACAACCTCTACCTTATAAAACTCTTCAATAATTGGTTTTAGTCTTTGAAACAACCCTGCGATTATTGGGGATATTTTTGGGTCATTCTTATCTAAGGTTGGTTGAGTTGCTACTCTGTCTTTCCAATAGTCTGAGTCATAGGTAACGGTCCCATTCTCATTTGTATGGCTTTCGGTAACGTCCCAAATTGTTAAAGACTTGGCAGCCTTCTCTAAAAACTCTATTTCGTCTTGGGTCATGAAGTTTTCTAGCTCAACAATCATGTCTTTGCTATCCCCAAACCAACCTGATGGGGTTATAGATGGCGTTCTTTGAACTACCTTGTATGAGCTTTTATCCATTTTTATATTGTATCTCTCTTTGTTGTATCTACTACCCCTAATTTTAATGTTTTTACCTCATGAGAACCTAAGCTCTCTTCTTTTTCATTAACAGCGTCTCTGTACCAGTCTGTCCATTCTCCAACAGTATTTAGTTTTTGTGCGGCAACTCCATAGGACGTATTCGCATCTAATCTCGTTCTATTTGGGTCTTGGTATTCAACAATTTTAATAGTTGTCCCATTTAAGTGCGACAACGATATAGGAATAACGGTGGCAACTGGGGTTCCTGCTTTAATTATAACTCGTTTATTTGCAATCTTTGCTTTAATAGCTAAAGGCAAGGGGTGGTCATAAAAAGAAGTACTAATCACAGACGACATAGTCTCAAACTCATTACTAAAGTAATTTACTGGGTTAATGATGAGTGTACTAACCGTTTTATCTGTTCTAAAAATTAAACCAGTTTCTAAACTTATAGAAGACTGACCTCTACCAGAGTAAGCGCCTTCTGGACTAAATATTTGAACATGGTTTGGAGTTTGGTCGTTTACACCATCCCAAATGAACTCAATATCCTTTGAACAAGACATGCTCCAGCCAATTACATTTGACTGTGTTACTGGAAAGCACCTGTAAGCATGGTTTTCTGACGTCGCATCCATCCAGTCTCTTTTAATTGACATAGGCTGAATGTCAAACAAAGACCCTTGTGTTTTTTCAACTGAGATGTTAAACATTAATCTGCATCTGCGCTATACATCTCTGGAGTGTGAAACTTTTTGCTGTAATCAAGCATGGTCACAATAGAGTATTTAGTCCCAGAGGTTACTGGCATTGCTTGGTGGGGATACATAAAGTTTGATGGAAAGATGAACAGGTCTCCAGCTTCTGCTTTAACTTTTAAGTTTTGTAATCTAAAGTAAAGCTCTCCACCTTCGTAGTCATCATTTGGGTATGCAACTAAAGAGAGGGTACAGTTATAAGAAAACCCATGGTCGTGATGCTCCATAAAGTGTTGGCCTGGGCCGTACTTAATAAAGTTAAAGGCTTCCCAGTACTTTAGGTTGTTAATGTTATACATCTTTGAGTAGTCTTGAACCGCAGGCAGTTTAACGTCGTATAGGTCTTGCCACAAAGCTTGAAGGTTTAAACTAACCTGACTTTTGTCGTTTTCTATATCCGTCTTCTTAAACTTAAAGTCGTTGCAATCTCTATACTCTGGCATAAGCTGCTTATACCCGACATATGCGGGTTGCCAGGCGTACCCAGTGGTATCCCCTTCTGGCTTAAGGTTAGCCTCAATTCGGCCTATAACATCAATATCCTTATTGATTACGCCCTTATAGCAAAAAATGCCATTGCCTAAATCAACTTTTTCTGTCCATGTTTGCATTTGTAGTCCTTATCTGTATTCCCGCATTGACCAAACACTATTTTTGTATACCCCGCCGTCAGGTTGGCGGTAAAACCTCATGTTAGTAACCATTTTATCATATATCGTAGACTGGTCTAAAATCTCTATTTTGTGTTCCCAATCTTCTCTTTTAAAAGGAAGAACCTGAATATATGGGGTTCCTGCTGGTAATGTGCCTTCCCAGCCTTCTGTAATAAAGAAGGGAAAGCTACCAAGTAAATGAACTTTGTCAGAGTCCACAACCCCAGTAGTGTTTAAAAATGGTAAGTCAAATCTATTCATTGGGGTCATAAACAGTGCGCTGTATCCTTCTGGAAGCTCTAACCCCCAAGGAGAACTCCAAGCAAAATGGCTTTGGTAATAACCCTTTGGGTGTTCAAACTGCGGCATTGGGGGGCGTTGAGTACAAAAATCTTTGTACTTAGGGTCATCAATTTTTACATTTATGACGCCTTGACTATTTTTATAAAAGATTAAATCGCAGGGTGTTTTAAAAAGATACCCAGTTGTAAAGGCGTCCAGAATAGCGGGGCAAGCTTTCCACGTAGGAATCTT